GGGTATTCCAATCACTTAGCCACAACGCCAACTCCTCGAGAGATAGCTCTCCTCGGGGTTAGCGTATTGTCCGTCAGATGCCCTTGCGCTAATCTTGATGGAAACTTGGGTCATTTCTTTCCCAATTTTCCTCTCGAATACCAACCCTACCGGATTTGATCCGGTTTCGTAGGCCCAGCGCAACAAGCCGCACCAGCTTGGCTCGTCAACGATGCAATCTTTGCTAGTTCGAACAAGCACTTTGGTTTCAAGACATTGTAAGTCTTGATTCCATCGTATTCTCGGTCGTGCATCTCTTGTTTGGCACAATGTACTTGACAGACATGGAAACCCCACAGAAGTGGGGTCCGCCCTACGGGGAAGAGGACCATAATAGTCCTCTAATCCTTCAGCGATCCATGCTGCTGTACTAAGTTCACCTCTCGTAACATGAGCGTTGCAATATGCACACCATGACTCGAGGTGCTTCGGACTGCCTATGGATGACCAGGGTTCGCGATAGTATTGAGGTTGAACCTCGACACCATTGAACGAATCTACTCCGCAACTCTCTTTAAAGAGCTGCCCTGTACAACATTTTGAACGATTCAGCTTAAGGCCAAACCGTTCTAGTGCAGTCATCACTTCAGGGGTGTAGTTTGCCCTTGTGATGACATCGTCTCCATATACCAATACGGATCCGCGTAGATTATACGCGGTCCTGATGGGCGAATGATGGAGTGGTTTCCCACTCCATTCGTCCACTACCTGACTAATAACACCAACTGACAGAGCCCAGATCGTGAGCGCCATAACGGGAAAGCAATTACTGCTCCCCATTGGCGCAAACTTACTAAGGCTCAGAACCTCGGGGGGGCCAATTTGGCCCCTCGTCATAGGCAGTATGGTGCATTCGCTACGACTAGATTCCAGCAGTTCAACTAAGTCTGCTGGCCATAGTGCTCTAATCAACCGAAGCGAGACGCGGTCACTGGCCTCTTGGAGGTCAAGTGTATCGGTATTCGCAAACGGAACTGAGGCTAGCTTTGCGCTAGCTTGGTTCACGGATTGATCAGTGAATGACACATCCCCCTTGGTAAGGGGATGCGCCTCAACTCTCCGACGTAGGCTTCGCATCTGACCCTGCTGTACAGCTTGTATTTCAAGCATTTCGGCAGAGATGACGCGAGGACCGCGACTGTCCTTCGGCACAGTTATAACACGTGCGAAGGCCACCGGAACTTCCGGCGCGGATACCAGGTCGAACAGTGCATCACTCAAATGTGATGGCGACCAGAAAAACATCTGGTCATAAGAGTATTTCTCAGCGAGACGCGGTATCCACCGCTTCCCGAGAGAGGTATACTTGCCATACTTAGGTTCTCCGGTGGCTGTTGCCCCGGGCCCGTGATGCGGCATTATGTCGCGGAGGTCTAATCCTGATAGCACGTGGTGCAGTAGCACTCGTGCTCTTCGTGCGATGTCGACCTCTTGGCCGGGAGTGAGCCAAACACCAAATCTCCCGTTAACGTTAGGATAGTGATGCAGTAATGCATCAACGTCCTTTAACCATTCGGCTCTGCATTCGTTGCTAGAGCCTGAGCGGTCGGAGCCACGACGGCTACCGCGTTCTTCTTGGGTTCCTGCGGTGGGTTCGACGGCAGTTTTGCCGAAACCCACTTGACAGGTTCTGATAGCGACTTCCGGACAAGAGCGAGCCTCGCTTGCGCGGGCTCGATTCCCATCCGAATCGCAGACAGGGCACTTTCGATAGTCACATAGTGAGCATCGTGAGCTGCCCTGTCTTCCAGTGTATACCCATTCACCAGGTCCTGTATCTGTGTCCCAATATCGGACGGCGACAGGTACGGATTTGAGTTCTCTGCATTGCCCATCTGGATTGCTGATCCATTTGATTGGATCTGGTCCAGACGCGCATCGATCCCTTTTAGGGATGCAGAGATGGCGGTGATCGCACGTTGCTGCGTTTCCAAGATCACTAGTAGTTCTTGGTACGCTAACTCGGAGTTTTTCCGTTCCGTGCGGCCCTTCGTACTCAGCTCCGAGATTTGCAGGTTGTGCAACTTTTGCACCCCACGCATCACCTCGGTAACTTGATTGAGATGAAGGACTATTTGGTTTACAGACTGAGGCTTCCGCGTCTTTGAAGGCTCGGAGGACTCTATCTTCTGTTTCTTTTGCATATGTAGTTTCTAACTTGTAGAAGGAGTATAATAACCCCCTCAGGTTTTTCACTGCTAATGCATCCGGATTCTGTAGAATCCACCCATCGTTATCGAATACACAGCTGAAGAGCTCACCCATGAATTTGGGAAGCTCAGTCCCAGGTAGTTTGCACCACCCGGGAGTGTTCAGTCGTGTACTAGAGGAAAGCGCTTTATCAAGGCACTTCCCTAGACTAGGCATTGTCTTCGTTAAGAAGGCAATGCCCTCGTGCTTATAACGTTCGGTCACACGATGAAGTGTGAGGCGAACGGCACGCGGTGGCAGAACGAATGCACTATTTTCTACTTTGCTGATGTCAATCAGCTTCTGTTCGACGAGCCCTAAGTAGAACGGGCTCTCTAGGCTATTATTCTCGACCATTCGGTTCGGGATCCTAGCCACAAGCTGACGACTAACCTGCGAGGTACCTTTACATAAGGTAGTAACGCAGTCCATTGTTACGTGGAGTGTTAGAAAGGGGCCGGCCCACCGAGCTCTCGCTCGGTGAACCAGCCTTGGCTCTACGTAATGACAGTCAACCGCCCAGCATCTTAACGATGTGCCCCAAGGCCGAGCTTACAGCTACGGCAGCAGGGGGACACACGATCGAGAGTGCTGACCAGCCAACTAACCCAAGCAGACGGATTCGTCCGCGTTTGGTTTTTGGCAGAGAGAAGAAACTTCCTCGTTCGAGGGGTGACTTCTGCATAAAGTTGGTTCAGTATAAGGGATCGTAATTAAACGATGCCCTTAGCCAACTCTGCCTTCGCGCCTGATTGAGCCATATAGCTCTGCAGGTAGCCGAAGGCTGCTTCAACCTCGGCCTGCGTGAACTCTCCGATGGCGGCATCAGCCGTCAGCGTGAGGGTCAGGGCAGACCGCTTTCCAGTCGTTGCGTTTTTCGATACCTTACGGTACTGAACCGAGTTGTGAAGGGCTGTGTAGTCCTTCGTCACTCGTGCACGCGACGAGATGGTTTCGGGTGTATCATCGAATTCATCGGTTTTCCGAAGAGTTTCGAATGTGTCTTTGGCGATAGGTGTTCCCTTTCGAGCAAGATTGAAAGTCTTGTTCGTCGGAGAGGATGCCTGATCGCTCAATGTAATGTTGTCGTTCACTTGTGGACCTTAATGTTAACTAACATGTATATACACCATACTCGTACACGCGTGATTAAAGGGTGCGGGGTTTCAAACCCGCCTTGAACATTCGCGTGGGAGCTTACAGCCAATAATGGTGCGCTGCCAATCCCCTGTTTGGGGTATCAGCAACCTATGAAGGGACCTGTCCATTCGGGACATGTCCGTGACCCAGCGTTAGCCAGACGGCTAGCGCCAGGAGCTTCTCCATGGTGGAGAAGTCACTGGCTTTGGGAAGGCCCAGCAACGAAGGGATGCGGTTCTTCCGCACGTACACCTTCGTACGCCGAGTAGCAACAGGTTGAGACAGAGGCACGTTCCATGCGTAGCGAGTATCAGTGCGGTATTCCCACCAAGGGGACACCTCAACTATACTGCGAAGCTGACACGTGAATGACTCTGATCCCCCGTGAATGTTGACCACGGGTTCGAGCAGTTTGGGTGATATGCGATCTAACGCCGTTCCGATTCGAGTAAACCAATCGAAGACGAACGTCCATCTCACCGCTCTCCAAAGGTTGCCATAGGATGGGGTAACGCCGATGGCGTCCCAGTAACCTAATTCGTGAGCTATCTCACGGGCTTCTTTAGAGAAACTTGCGGAGTAGTGTACACTTAAGGTGTAATCCGCAATTTCAAGTTCACTTACAACTCTGTAAGTGTCTGCTCCTCCAATGTGCCAGTCAGGATCGGGTTCCAACTGATCGGGATTCAGCCCAGCTTCGCTGGGACTAAGAGTCCGATGGTAATGGCCCTTCTGAACGGTTCCGTCCGCCTTTCTAAGGGCGGAGTCGACCGACTTCTTGGCAGCACGGGCTGCGGTAGCAAACGCAGCCAGGTCATGTATAAAAGGCTCCACGGCAAACTTCCAATTAAGAAAGTGCTCTGGAGCCAAGTGCCCGAGGTCCCGTAGGACCTCCGGTATAGGCCGTTTCTTTCGAAATATAGGCCGAACCGGAATTCCCCCCAGCAAGCGCTGGAGGCGACCAAGCAGTATCAAGCGACCCCGTTTTGACGGGGGCACCCACCCGTGTCGATCAACGCCGATCAAGGCGTTCGTCAACCTACGGACGAGTGACGCACTAAAATAAGTGCGTAGCTGCTGAAGAGACTTATTTGTCCGCCGGAATAATTTCGGCAGACTCCTGAAGTCTTTCAATTCATAGATAGCATTGACGCTACCTACGTGTTGCTTTATGGCAGGATACATAGCGAACCACCCATCTGCAGAGAAGTCTGGAATATCCATCTTCTCGTTAAATGGTAGGTCGGGGCGATTAGGGAACTCGATTGAGTCGAACTCACTCTCCGTACTTTTACCTCCAGGACCTGAAATGGCTCCAGAGATAACTTGGCCGGGGTTTGCACCCAACCAATCGACGTTAAATGAGACCGCATCAAGACGTTTGTTATTGAGGTAAAAGTGATAGCATGGATTTTCGCTATCAAACTCACCTACAACGTCCTCAATCCTCTCGAGGTCACCAGGCGAAAAGCCCGTGCCCGCGAGATTAGGGTATATCGAACTACCCATGTGGATCGACGCAGGGCCAAGCGTGTAATTACTCACACGCGATGCTGAAGCGCGATTATCTCTTTCCCGTATTCTCATACATGATGTATTATTGTTCTACATAAATGCGTGTTTTGACACGCGGCATTCGTGGTTTAGCCACAGATCGGGGGGAAACCCCC